CTTTGATATCGTTCGGTATGGCATTTGTATTCATGGTGTCTTCATTTCAAAACCTCGGGCGCAGTGTTCTTCAAACGAATCCACTTAACGAGACGTCCCTCGACTATAGAATCGCCGTTTCTGTACCGTCTTTCTTTGTCAAAGGATACAACTACGTGTATTTCTTGGTACTGCCGTGGTTGCAGTTATTGCCGTTTGTAGCAATGGGGTTGCACTTTTTCTTTCACCGTAAAAATCCTGAGTACGCACAAAACAACAAGATTCCGGGTATATTCTTATTGATCATTGCGGTTTTGGGCATTCATGGCATTGTGTGTCTGATTTTCAACTATGCGGTGTATTTCAACTCGTATCGCACAATTCGAAACGTGTCTCGTCGCATATACTCTTACAACGAATACGTGTATGAACGCATGTTCAGAGGAACGCAGAGCTTGTCATCGTCAATACGGCAGACTCTGCAATCCTTCGTGAGCTCCGGCACACAGGCGGTATCAAATGTCGCAGATGCCGCTAGTGCCGTTGGTGCCGGCAATGTCGCTGGCGTCGGTAATGTTGCTGGCAATGTCGCAGGCAATGTTGCGAATACTGTATCGTCGTCCGCAGCGGCATCGGCATCGGCGGCGGCGTCGACGCCATTCTCGTTCTACAAAGAGTTGCGCGATATACAATCAAATCCAGCGGCTGTGAAACTTGCCGTCCAAAAAGCATTGTTGCAGCTCCCGGCGAACGCGACCGATGAAGTGCTTGCAAAGGCAATGTTCACGGCGAATCTGTACATACACTATAGTAAAATTGGTGCGCGCAATCCGAGCATTATGGACGCTATGGATCTGTTCCGACCGATCCGTATGATCAATCGTTACACATACAATCCGGCAGACTACCTCTTCCGTCGCAATACATATATAGACGACCTAGGAGAGACATTTGGATCTGACAACTCTACGTTCTTGCGGCGTGAGTTGCTTGCGAAAAAGGATTTGATAGCATCTGCTATCGCCAAAAACTCCGAATGGATCGCGGAGTGCAACAATAGGGCGAATAACATTTTTGCGGAGGATGCGAAAGCCCCCTTTTTTCAAATGGTCATAGCGATGTTCATCGTGCAAATGTTCGTACCGTTCATTATCATTCAAGTATTACGTAACCCAGCTGCGAGGATGCGCATCGTATCATTCATGATGCGTTTTGTCATCGGCGTTTCGATGTAGTCAGTCACTCAGACAGCAGCTGGTTGAGCACGCCGAAGCACTCGGCTTGGCGGAAGTTCATCTGGTGACCTCCGTTCGAGGCGAAGAAGTTGATGAGCGTCTTCATGTTCTTGAGGGTTTGGTTGAAACACAGGTACTGATAGACCGCGCGAGGTGTCACGTACCCGTGTGTGTGCGTCGTGATCTGGATGTGGCGCAATTGCGCGAGGTGGAAACGAAGGACGGGGGCGAGGGACGCGTCCAGCTCCTTGTTCATCTTGAACCAGACCGCGGTCTTGTTGTAAGACGTCGTTTGTACATACAGATCGTACAGAATGTCGCGCATCGTGCACATGACCGTGTGGATGATGTAGGTGGGCGCCATCTGACGCCCCGAGCTGTTGGTTGGGATGACGAGGTCGGGGGCGTACAGGTTGATGTAGTCTGTGATGTGGAAGTTGGGGTTGTTCTGCATATAGACGTGGAGCATGTTGTGCCAATTGTTCGGGTTGCCGATGTGGCATTCTTCGGTCGCCAAGATATGAGGCATGGCGACCTTGAGGATCTTGTTGTCGACCGTCTTTACGATGACGCAGTAGTGGTTGCTGTTCTCAATGGTCTCGATCGCCTCCTCGGGGCTTGTGAACCTGCGTGCATACTTGACGCCGAGCGATGCAAGCGGCCGATCCTGAATGTCGTCCTCGCTCATGCTCGCGCGATCGCGGGTGCCGATGTGGATGAGCTCTGCGTAACTCGAGACGCCCCCGAACTCCGCGTTGTAGCTCATGATGTGGCGGTTCTGGTGGTGGACAAGAACGAACGAGTACGTCTTATCTTCGCACAGGCTCTGTACAAAGGCGTCCCTGTCGCCACCGATGGCCTCATCGAACATCTCGCCGTGTGTCTTCGTGGGGTGGAAGTACTTCGACCTGTCCATGGATGGGCATCCGCTCGTGCTGAAATGCCACACACCGTTGTGGTTATAGACGTAGATCACAGTGCCCTCGTAGCCGAGCTCACAGACATCCGTCTCGCTGTGCATCTCCTTGTATGCGGCAACGGAAACGCGTTCGGGAATGCCGTGCGCCAGTGACACGACAATGTTCTGTCCCTCGGGCGCGTTCAAGTCGAGCACGACGCTCCTGCACTCGTCATACAGCTCCTGGAAGCTGGAAACGTCCGTGCGTTTGTACGTGTTGTGCAGGAGCACGAGGCCACTGTGATCATGGAACTTCTTCATCTGCAACGCAGGCCAGTAATGCTTCTCGCGCAGGATCGAAAGGAGCGTATTGGAACGATCAGTCGTCGCGTCCCCCGCGGCGGCGAGGACGTCGTGAATCAGCTGATCGATAGTCATAGGCATGTTGACGACAAAGTAGTGAAAAAGGCAAAGAAGACCGACTGTCTGTGTATGTATCCGTATACCGTATCATTTCTTAAATCATTTTTTCCAAAATCACCCTACTTTTCTGGTGGCGGCGGCATATCCTTGACTTTGTCCTTGATGTACTCGTCGAACATGTATTGGCCGACCTGTTTCGAAGCATCTTCGAATGTAATCTCGGCCTTGTCCATAGTATCGCGTAGTGTGAGCATGTACTTTAGATACTCCATGTTGCACGTCGAATCGCACACCATCGCAAATAAATGGGGGAATCGTTGGGCAAAGTCCGCATACTTCGTGCCAAACACCCTTTTGCGATCTGCGTCAGTGCCTTGATAGGATTGCACTTCTTCGGCGATAGTCATAATCTCGCTAGTCGACAGCTTATCGTTCTCCCGACGCCGCTTCATAGTATATACCAATCACACATTTGTTTCTCCTTATATCTTTTGTATATGTAAGTATGGTAATGGGTTATAGCTACGTTGACTACACCTCCCCTGTGCAAGCTCCTCCGCCTTCCGTCAATGGAGGTCTATACACTGGCGCCCTATTCCAACCAGGCGCGGGATGGGGATCCGTGTACATTCGCCCCGATGCCGACGCATACGCACAAAACATACTACAAAACACGGCAACGCCTCCGCCGCCGAACGCAATTCTCATCCCATCAAATACGAGACCAGGAAACAATCATGTGAACCAGTTCACACATGAATCTTTGCAAAATGAACAACTTGTGAACACGGTATGCCTATCGAGCCGCCGTATCCAGTAGTGGAGGAAGTACTTTTCGCAACATTTGCACGTGTTGCACGAGCACCGCAGTAATGTATGCGTATGCAGAATCAATCTGTTCCACCGTATTCGCGCCCGTTATGAGGACGTTTCCGCTCTCGAATATGGCAACAGTGACCTTCTTGCACTCACCGTCGCCGTGCCCCGTGCCCTTGCCGAAACACGCTTTCGTGCACTCGCAAATTCCGTCTTGCTTCTTTTTCGTCGAATTCCAATAGAAATACAATTTCACACCAGGATACGTCGTACCCTGAAATATGCAGTTGTTGTTGTACTCGTGGGATATCAGCAGCTTATGCAAATCTTTGCGCCTCACCAGGTATGGTACGGAAAAATTACTGTTGATCATGCGCACTTTGAAATCGCAGGGATGCAATGCATCCGCATCCTCCACCACTGATGTGTGCCCCGATTCGTAAATACGTCGCAGTTCGTCGACAATGATACCGATGATCTTCTCACCGTCTTCGATCACCCGCACGCCCGTCATCTGTATGTTCCCGTTCCTGAACACTTTGATGTTCGGGTTGTATTTCTCGCGGAAGGCGTATATCACCGTCACCTGGTTGTCGAAACTCTTCTTTCCTCCTCCGCCGCCTTCGCGGATTGTATCACTTCGCAACTTTGTCTTTTTGGTCGTGGGCTTTTCTCCTCGACAATGACCCTTTTTGAACTCGCAATACAAGAAGCCATTTGTTCCGCCTATATGAACATGTTCATAGAAGGTTGCCATATCTATCTTGGTTCCAACGCATCCGTTGCATGTTATAGTCGATATTCTGTATGGTGTAGGTTGTATGGTTGATGACATGGCTGGTGGTTCGAGGTTGTGAAGTATATGTGACGTCCTTAAATGCTCTGAATCGTAAACATGATAATCATTTTTTCTTTAAGTACTTTCAGCGAATCCTCCCGCCTGGATTTTCAGGCCAAGTTTGGTGTCGATTGTTCGCTTCTTCTCCACATATTTTCGGCCATGTTTCTCCTTGACCTTTTCTTCCGACGTATTGCCTAAAAAGGACGTGTTTACTATGTCCATGTGCGATGATATGCTGATCAGAGGCGGGATGTTGAGGACATACGTCCGAGTTTGCCCCTTGTGCGCATTCCGGAACTCGTCAATCGTCAATGGTCCATCAAACATGTCTAATAGATATCGAGACGGCGCCGGGCGGATGGGCTCCTTGTATCCGTACCTCTTCCCGAGCATCTGTATCCAACTATGTATTTCCCATGCTCGATCGCTGCCGAGGTGGACGGAGAAGTTGTGCGCCGCTGCACACTCCAACGAACAAAATGTGCCGTACATCGTGAACGTCTTGTTGACATAGTCGTAGCGGATGGGCATACCGTACGTCTCGTGCCCCACTTCATGGCAACACCAGAAGCAAATTTTCTGTTTCTTACCAGACGTATGGTAGGGCGTTTGAAGTAACGCATCACTCGATTGAGAAGCAGCGGATACGCGATCTCCATGTTGTTGTAGATCCGCCGTGTGCGCTGAATGAAGATCTAGAGAATGCATGAGCGGCAGCGGATCATATGGCTCAGGATCCTTGATATCAGGTGTATATTTATACACATCATTCATGAAGTTGGAATCTTTGAGAACAACATTGAGTTGATCTTCGGACAGTGGAAGCTTTAGTAAGACGTGGTCATTTGTCGTAGTCGGGAGAGGTTGCGTATCATCCGCCGGCTTCTCGGACAACACACTTGTTTTCTCTTTTTTCCCCGTCGACGACTTTTTCTTCGGTGGCATGTACTGTATTGTATATAACGCTATGCACTTAAATGCGGATATCACGGTTTGCTCATGTTCGCAAACGTAGAGAGTAATGACAGCACATTCGACCGCATGGTATCTGCGGGGTCTTCCTTACGATCACGTACGTCCGAGCCAACACACTTCATGCGGATCTCGCGCAATTCATGTTGCATTCCTTGATATGTCTTGAACATCGTATATGCCATCCAAACGATGATGCCTACCAGAATATAGACTAAACTGTTCATACTCTCTACATTAGCGCATAGATTAATTTGCATTGACCATACCTGCTGTGCCTGCAACGACATGGAACACGTTGTAGTACATCGAATACACTGTGAAAGCATATTCCTCAGTCGATGATGGCGGCACGTTTGTGGTGACATACATCTGTATACGACTGATCATAGACGCATTGAATGAACCGCTCGGCTGCCACTTCTCTGGATGAAGCGCGAAACTGTACGAGTATAAACCTTGGCGCGGTCCATTGCTGTGATGTTGAAACGGCTGTATCTTGTTGAAATAATCGCCGGATTTCTCTTCCATGCGCTCCATGCCATTCCACATGAACTTGGCGGTGGCCATAATCGGATATCGCTTATCTTCGGGGTAGGTTCGTGTGAAGTTTGTCCAGTCGTTGTAAGAAGACACATCATTGCGGCGGGCAAACCATATCATCTCTTTCACGGGATTGGATATAACAAGATTCATCGTTCCTTGCGATGTGATGCCGCCTTGTTCGCTGCGGTAGATGCGCTCAACCAGGTAGTCCAGCGTGGAGGTAGCGATGAGTCGTCGTTCGGCATCGTCGAGAAAGACGTAATTGCACTCCAAGTGCGCATTCAAGTCGAGCGTATTCGGCAACACCGATACAGACTGTTTTACGAAGTTTTGTATGGACACATTTGCCGCTTCCGCCGGATATCTGCGACTATACTCGACGGGACTGACGTACACATCGGCATTCTCGTCAAAGACTTGATATAAATCTTCCACCGACCTCAGCTCAAGAATCACATCAACTGTTTGATATTGTAGCGCTACAAGCGGAAGCGCGAGCGCCGGATTCTTCGAGAACCAAAAAGGTATAGGTACGATGACTCGGCGCTCTTCGATCGATGGCGTTGTGCCATCACTTACATTGTAGCTCTCAAATGTAAGATTATTGTTGCGTATGACCGCATACGCATTGTTTGCGACAGGGTTGAAGACTTCCGATACATTTCCGATCATTTCATTGTAAGCCGCGCGCTTCCCCGCTGGTAGGGATAGCTCGTTCCATATCTCGATCCACTCGCCGTACCCCTCATCTATCAGCTGCGTGTCCATGCGAAGAGAGTATTTGCGGATCACATACTCGCCTATGTTTTTGATCCAACGAAACTTATAGTTTTTTGTCTCGTTTCCGACAGCTACATTGCGGGAATAGATTGCGGGAAGACGGAAGTTGAAAAACACGTCGCTTAGCAAGTCCCCGATACGACCAATTCGACACGTCACGGTCGTGACTCCAGTCGTGAGAACAGGTGCGGTCAAAAACGTCTGGCGCACACTCTCCATGGCAAAATTGGTATGTCGTTTATACACCGCCTTGAAGTAACTGATTTCAGGCGACCCAATGATATACTGATCCAACCCACCAGTTGACACGAGTTGCATTATTCCGCCCGGCATTCTGCAAATGTTTCACATATTTCTATTTAAGTGCCTTTGGTCATGACGTTTATATATATGTTGTGAACGATGATCATTGCTATTCCAACATATGACCGACCCGACACTCTGCGCCAATGCACGCTCGCCTTCTTGCGACGATGCGAAATTCCAGAACATGACATCCATGTATTCATTGTAGACGACCCGAACGAGCGATCGAAGTATTCCTACCTCTCGCTCGAAACAGACTGTGTGTGTCACTACGGACCCTTGGGATTACACAATATGCGAAACTACATAACAACGACATTTCCAGAAGGCCACCACATACTCCATATGGACGACGACATAAAGGACATTGTCTGCATGGTGGAAAACACGACAATCGCCAACACGAAATCTGCGGCTCGATATAACTTGTCCCCACTGTCGGGCGCGGAATTTCGATCGTGGACGGAAAGTGCGTTCCATGCGCTTGAGCTATCTCGTACAAAACTGTTTGGCGTATACCCAGTGAAAAATGGCTATTTCATGAAAGATCTGCCATATGTCACTGAAGACCTGCGTTTTTGCGTGGGAACATGTTGGGGCGTCATAAATGACCACAGGATACATGTCACTCTCGAAGAAAAAGAAGACTATGAACGAACGCTCATGTGCTTTTCGCTGTATGGAAGCGTACTACGCTACAATCACATTTCGCCGGTGACGACCTACTACCGCACCGCGGGAGGCATGCAGTCACGTGAAACGGATCGTCCGGTGGAAAGCGCGCGTTCATGCGACTACCTTGTAGCTACATACCCTGACCTATGTACATATGGAAGAATCAAGAAAACAACGGGCATACCCGAGATCCGGCTTAAAACGCGTTGAACGAGCGTTCCATTCCGGGTAGAGACATGTTATCCTTGTTTGTGAGTGTTTGCGTGATGCCTTCACTGCGCTCGGTCACAGGAGCCCAACCCTTGTTGAAACCCTTGGCCAAACGATCCTTGATATCTGCTTCCGTTATCGCATAGTTGTAATAGGTGAGATCAGCCATCAGCAACTTGTTTTGGGCTGCAGCATCAGTGCTAATAGTTGAACTTTTTGTACCGGTGCTTGTACTAGTACCGGGGATTGTTACCTTGGGCGAAATGTGTAGGTTGCCGGTGTTCCTGCGTAACGAACTCTGTGACGCATTACTGAAACCTAAGCTATCATCCACATACCTATCCAGCTCAAGGATGCCATTGATATAGATGCGGACGCGAACTTTATTGCGGAGCGGTATAGGCTCCTCGGGAGTCGTGTCGTTGATAATCAGAGTCACCATGAACCACTTCTTATTGAAGTTCGTCGAGTTGTTGGCGTTCGTGAAAATGGCGAGCTTATGTGAGTTCATGAAGTTCCACTCGCGGCTATCTTCGTCGCATGTGTTGCGCGACTGTTCGTGTACGCCGTCGTATGATTTTAGCGTGTTCAGTTCGACACTTAGCACGTCGCCATCTTGCTCGAGCTTGACAAGCGGACATTTTACCATGATGTCCTTTTTGTTTGTATCGCACAGGTTCTTGTATTCTGTCGCGGTTTTGTCGCCGTGGACGAATAGAATATATTGGTCAGCTGTTAGCCCGGAGTCAGTACTCATAGGTTGGCCATTTGAAGCCACATCTTGGAATAGATCTTTATCCTTGTACAACCAAAAGTTGTATGAGAACTCCGCACCGGAAGGTTGATTCACGGAGGGACTTATGTCACGGTAGGTGGGATCCTTTATGTTTACGGTATTGAAAGAAGCTGATTGTGAGTAGAGATCCATCATACCAGTAATGATAGGGACAACCTTCTTGAGTTTGCCGGAATCCGTGATCGCCTTGACAGTTTCCATATTGTATATTGTGAAACCTACTACGAATAAAATGATCACGATGAGAATTGCAGATACTATTTGCAATAAGGGTCCAATAGCATCCATGTCGAACCGTAACTCTATACATACAGTTAGAGAAATTTTAGACATAAGGGAAAGTACCATATGCCAATCTAACCACCATGATTCATCTGAAGTCATATGGCAAAATACCCAAAAGCATGCATGATGGACGTGTGCATTATATCACAAACCGTCACACAATTTACGGTGTCCATAAGCAAGCGCCGGACGATAGTTTAAATAGCAAGACTTGCATCCTTTGCTTCTCAGATCAGAGCAATGTGCACATGTTCGCTGATAAGTTGCGAAACATTCAGAAAAAAGGATCCATGCTCGAACGGTGTATTTATTTGCCCGGGGTGCTCTATCCAATGCTTCAACCAGACGCTAAGACGCATGGCGGTAGTCTTATGTCTCTTGAAATTCAATCATCGACGGTGGTGGACATCATGAAGATGTGCCATCTCAACTTCTTCGATATGTACATGGTTTTCAACATGGACGCGGATTCATTGCACTGTTACGTATATGAAACGATGCACATCCCGACGCGCGACTACATGACGATGTACTACAACTACTTGCTCCGGTTATAGCTTGTATACGGGGGAACGAACACCGTACGGTGGCAGGCCTAGTTTGGACATTAGGTTGTCAATGGGACCCTCCTTGTATACGTAGTAGACATCATTGACGTTCATATCATAGTTGTATATACGTACACCTGCTACTAGACCGGAGAAACCGGGGCCAACGGAGTCGCTGGTAGAACCGCCGACGATGAGTACGCCGGACTTCGTGATATTGAGATCGTACAGTTTGAGAGCGGTGCCCGGCGTATTTGATCCACCAGTGGTGACGACCTTGACAAGATCGGCGTCTACGAATGCGGTAATGCTGCCGCCCGCGGAATCCTCGTTCACGACAATAGCAACATGTACCCACCTTTGAGATGGAATGTAGTCGATTACAATACCATAGTTGTTCACTAGGTACTCTGCGACGCTGAAACTGGTCGCGCCATTGCTACCAGCTGTAGGTTTCGCAGGGTCGGATTTATTGGGGTTGAATCCGACGTACATCTTGTTGTCAGCAGATCCCAAGTACACAAATGGCGATGCGGTCAGCATGTCCTCATCACCAACATGCAGCACATGGCGCATGGAGCCGCGGTACTTATCGAAATCATGTACGTATATCCAGAAACACATAGTGAAGCGCTTGCCATTGGCGGACACAGGGGACGATACGCCGTTGATCTTGGTCATCACATTTCCGACGATGGGCACTTTCGTCTCGGACACATAGGTCATCTTCTTGGAAATGGTGAAGCGATTGATCATCCAGTAAAGGAAATACGCAAGCGCAAATGCGGAAGCAGCGGTTACGAGGATCACAACGACTATGTACATAGTGTTGTTGCGCGCCGTTTCAACGAGCGAACCCATTTGGTTCATCACCATATCCTTTGCGGCAGAAATATTGGACGAGGCAGGTGCCTCACTTGGAGATGCAATTGGTGCGGGAGCATCTGCTTGCGGTTGAGATGGAGGGGGGTTTGCATCGGCCATCACTTATACTTAATGTAATCGCAGAAAATTTGTGCATGAATCCATGGAAACCCAGTATCATCAGAATACAACAATTTCTCGTGTTTCTTTTGAAGCGACAAATGACTGAAGAGCTTTGTGAATTCGCACGTACTGGGCGGCGCGGCGGTCTTCTTGAGCGCGGGCAATGTGCGAATGGTATATATGACATATTCGATGGGGAGCGTTCCGTCGTCGACGTGTTGCATGAACATGTCCCAATGACATATTCGCTCAACGATGTTTTTATATACCACATGCTTATGTACTTGGCTGCCGACCCTGCGGGTCATGTCTTTGATCACATTTTCGTGGAAACGCAACGGATGCAGCCATGGGTCATCTGCGAGGAGGTTGCGCAATGTTTGACCGTCGGTTGTGGAAAACATGTCTTCGAATTCGAATGACACCTTGTCTTTCTTGTGTCCGCCATATTCTATCGTCTGCATTGCCAGCGATATGTTGCCGAAACACGATTCCGCAGCTTGGAGAATCGTCCCATACGATGCGGACGGAAACTTGTTTTTCAATAGGATACAGATGTCTGTTTCCGATAATGCGGTGTACGTGTGAAACACAGCTGAAGGGAATGTGCATCTGAGTTTTTTCTCGAGCGAATTGTGTGCCGTACATATGATGAGGTGCTTCGTGTTCTGTACATATGAGACAAGAGCTTGCACTATCCCACGATCGAGTTGAACGAGCGTTTCGAGCTCGTCTATGTAGACGACCTTACGGCGTTGCTCGGTTTGCTGCATCTGTCGCACAAGGTTCGTCGACAACTGTCGGTCGAGGAGTTGGCGCAGCTCTTTCACCGATGAACAATTCTGGGAATCAATGACGAACACATGATAGTCGAGATGTCGTAATGTAGTCTGAACTGCATGTGTCTTGCCAATACCCGTCGCTCCTACCACAAACAATATACCATTTTGTGTCGTTTCGATTAAGTTACATAAGTTCTTCCATGCCCAGGGAATATTCTGCATGTATGTGTATGTATATGTATATAATGTCATCGAGTTTTAAGTGAGCACCATTTCTATCATTGTAGCTACAAAGTAAGACACGAATGCCAGCAGTGGGATTACGAAGGCGGGCGCAAATATGGACGTATCTTCTGTGATCATTGAACCAAATGCCTTTGGTGTCCCATCCGGACGGAACATGACTGACGGCTTTGTCAACACAAGTATCAGTACGGTTATAATATAAAGTGCGAACGCCAATTGCCACCTACGTACGACGAGGGAGATCATTATTATAACCGTTGAAGAAAATATTTACTCGATTTAGATGGTGCATCGCACGATACTGGTTTTGGTATTGATCACTGTTCTCTTAGTATCAACATATGCAGTCAGAGAACGATTCCAAGGGTCACGCGGCGAGACGACCTATGCATCCAACAAAATGAATCACATGTCATGGGCAGGCGGGGCGATCGAGAACATACCTCTCACTTCTCTACCGACGGTGTATTCTTATGTAGCTACAAACAAGCGATTTCCAAACAACATCCGGAACAATGGAAGGTGGATCGCTAGTCCGATGGAATACGAACTGTACGTGCGCAATTCCGGAGCACCTCGCATATCGACTCCCGTAGCATCTGGATACTACGTTGCACTCGGCTTGCCCGCCAAGGTGTTTGCGCAAGAGTGCGGGTTCGATTGGCACGGGAAACGCATAGGGTACATAGATTGGTGTGACATGTACCTCATACAATCTATCATGAGAGGCTACCGCATCCCTGACGATGCCGTCGACGTGGTGCCGATTCCCATGACCGAATGGGGTCGACTACCGACCTACATATCTATGGAAGACATCGATCTGATCGTTGCATGTGTCGTCCCCAACAGCCCATTTCACGCGCTTCTCAAACAACAGCAGCTCTCCATCTTGGGCTGGAATAAATTGGACATGGACAGAGTCAAGGTATTCTATCCATTTGTTGAGAAAGTGAACATAGATGTGCGGTCATTGCTGACACAAGATGGCTCCACCGCGCTTGCCGTGATGGATCGCGAGAAGTTGGGTCCACTCCTCCGCATCACGTTTCAGATGTACCGCGTTCGCAACTCGTCGACGAGCGAGCCGTTCATCACGCGCCTCGACATGAGCGAGGAAAGCATAGACCCGACATATAGATGTTACGGCGATCTAACCATTGAACAAAAAGCATTGTGTGAGTCACCCTACGATGCGCACGGCGAACCAAAGACGAAACCGACAACATGGGATCGGCCATGCGTGAAGGACGATGATTGTCCCTTTTACAAAGCGAACAAGCGCTATCCCAACTCACGCGGCGGCTGTCTCCGCGGGGGCGTATGTGAGATGCCGGTTGGGGTACTGCGGACGGCGTTCCGTACGTACACCAAGAATGGTTTGTTTGCACCGTTTTGCTACGGTTGCGCCGATAGTCGAGACCCGGAATGCTGTTCGAAGCAGAAATCCCCAGATTATGCATTTTCAAATGACTATGACATGCGTAAGCGGAGCAATGTAGCTACATTTGTTTCTGCCCTTTGAATAAAGAATGCGTACTGTGCGCTTGCTTGTTGGAGGGATCATATGTTTGTTAATTCTATGGGTCACACGACAACCGCCTCCCGAGCCATTCGCTGTGGCCGCAAATGATGACATTGCCTACACAAATAAAGGTGATGCACCGTGGCAGCGACACCCTATAAACAGTACTCCGGCCGACATAGTATCCACATACTCCAAAGCCTATTATCACGAACTCAGCAATAGTGAATATGATGTAGCTATAAAAAACACATTCAAGTATTCGTGTTCCCAGGCACAACGCTTTTCACAGAGCCACGAATGGCAGTCGATCCCTTTGGTCGACGGGGATCCATCACTTTTGTCGGAAGTGCGGACGGTGCATACGAAAACCATCGCATTTATTGAACAATCATTGAATGACTCACAGTACATGCGGCTTCTCGGATCGTCCACGAAGCTACAAATTGTACACGACATTCTCCTAGAAGCCAAGCGCCATGTTCAACGTCCATCGACGTATATTCTGACGATGGAGGTAATCGCTTACCGAGAAGCGAAATACAATGGTAAACACATGAGGGTGAGCGCCGTCGCAGAGTACAATGTGAGCTCCCGTACATGGAACATATCAGTTATAGAATTAGACATCATTGGTGTAGTCTTTGAAGACCATATCGGCCTGCATCCCGTTGTGGCAAATTATCCAATGGCGACTTCGGCACTTCCGTACGACGTCCTCGAGAAAGGTGATACCACGATCATACCTGATGTCAAAACAACATCAACTATTGTAGAAAAACAAAACAAGTTACAACGTGATAACATAGCTACAGAAGCGGCGCTCTCACTCTCCTAGTTGTTCATCGTCCACTTCTGGATCCTCGCCATGGTATGCGAAATCTTGTTCACCGGCCATGTCGTCATCATTCTCTTCCGCATCGGGATCGGCTGTCTGGGTGTAGTCGATGGTTTGTTTATACAAACCGAGCTTTTTCGCCTCTATCATCATGAGCCTGTCTTCATCCGTGTTGCTATTGAGCACTTGCAATGTCTGCACTTTCTGTATCTCACGCATTTTGGTAATAAACGCTTGTTGCTCCTCTAGCGTGGGCATAGTCGCATGGCGTAATGCTTCATTCATACTCGTGTATACGTCTTGAAGTGTGCGCGAGACAAAATCGGATCGCACAGTGAGCGTGATAGATAGCTTCCCCGTCTTTGCGGACACATCTCGGGAGTCGCAAGGTAAGCACATCGCGCGAGTTACGGCGTACCGCATCATGTATTGATATGTTGTCAAATCGATGGCATGTTTTAATACTGGCCTCGACTGCAACTTGCGTTTGAAGTCCACGACATGTTGTAGCGACGTTTGTAGATATGTGTATTCGTTTGTTTCACTCTCGTAGAGTTGTAATGACTGGTGCAAGACTTTCGCAACACTGTCGATGTGCTTACTGACATCTTGATCTGCGCTGCTGAACATCGTCTCAATGACGTCCGACTTCTTTTGCGCCGTCTTGAGAAATGCCGAAACATGCTTTTGTACAGCTGCCGATATCTTCGTTGGATCCGTGATGAGTGTGTCTACTATGTCGGGTGGAAGTAAGTATAAACCGTCCTCTTTGCATTTAGCTAACCACTCACCAAATATGGACGAGGATTCCTCATCGACCGCGCGAACGCGGGGAGTGACAAACTCCATGGGCTCACTTGACGCGGCATCTGGGCGTTCGAGCCACGCGAGCGGGGGGCGTTCTACTTTCGTCATGCGCTTCTTTGCCAATTGATCTTTCACCGCCTTGAGTTTTTTCATGTGTTCCCAGTCCATGTCCGCCGTGTAACCTTCGCCCAGCTGTTGCATGCAACAACCGACCGCATGGACGGGGTGCTTCGACGGCATGTTTCCTGGTAGATACAAAAAGGCACGTACGAAGTCGGGGAGCACACGTTTCTTCAGCTTCATCTGGATCGCCTCTGCGAGCGACATGTTCGCCTGTTTCGCTTTCGACGAAGTTTGATCCGCCTCGCGGATGATATCCGAGTGTTTTGATACGAGCCTATCGACCACGTCCGCCATGTTATCGGATATGAAGGACAGCGTGTGCTTGACGAGGTCTTCGGCGGTCGACCATTTGAATTCTTCAAACACATTGCATTGTTCTGCAACGCATGCTAGGTACCAAATGACACCGATTTGTTCTTTGTCCTTTGTCACCGGTGCGCCGTATGGAGACCACGCGTGGATGCATGATATCATTCCGTGTTGCACGTCGAAATCGAGACGCTTCTCAAGTGCCGCTTCGATGACGTACAGCACATACCATGCAAAACAGTGTACAAACATGGCTTTCATCATGCTGGCATGCTCTTTATACATCTGGCGCACGACGGTTTGCGTCTGTTGTGCCAGCGTGACCGGCAAGATACCCATAGCGATGCGCATCGCAGATTCATACGAACCCGACGACAGTTGCTTGCGCACGCTGTATGCAAGGTCGGGAACGTGTTGGTCGAGAATTTGGATGAATGATATGCGGACAATGTGTGGCTGTATGTACGATATGAGATTGTCAAAAGGAACTTGGATCCCGGCGGCTTTGGAAAGGATGGCTATTTTTGTGATGCAGGGAACCAACACCTCTTTCACGCCCGCGGGGAGTGCATACACCATGCGCAAAACATGTTCGGGTAGCCGGTCTTCGTCCTCCGGCGCGACAACGAAGGTCTCGTCATCAACATCGTTCTCGACGATTTCGTACATGGTCTCTTCGAAGACCTGCTCTTCTTGTTGCATGGGATTGCCGTCATACATGGACGTATCGTTGCCTTTTTCAATTTCAGTCATATCCTTGTACAATGTCAAGAACGCGCGCGCCGTGCGGTCATCATACTTGTCATTGCGATGATTCCACCGCCGTATCAAGTGCTCAAGATGTTCGGGTATGCTCTCCGGGTCGATCTCCATGTACCGCTGCAAGGTGGCGAACCCGGCGTCTAGAACTATTTTTGTACGCGTCATCCGTAGGAAATTCACGACCTCTTGCAGCGTGAACGAATTGTTTCGCAACCCCTGGAGAATCTTGTCCGTATCAATTGGGACGTCGACGTTCACAATTTGCTGCGGCAGTGTTGTTGCGAGTGCATCATACATAGCTACATACTTCTCCTTGTTGAAACTGGCATATCGCTGCATGTCTTTGAGAGAGTCATAGAAGTCTTGTAGTGCTGCTTTCGGAAACGATGCATGTTTTCGGCGTTTAGAAGTAGATTCGGCACTTGCGTCCTTGTCCTCGTCCGCGTCCGCATCGCCGACGTTTAATGTGCGGACGTGTTCGATGAGTTTCTGTAGCTGTTCCGGCGTCAATTTGTCAAGATCATAGTTGTATTTCAGCAAATGGTGGCGGAGGCCATGTATGTCCGTCAACACGTTGATGCGTTGCACGGCATGTACAAATGATGGTTGTAGCGCGTCATATGGCTGTATAGGTTGGTCTTCCATCGCTTTGTAGTCTTGTTGCGCGGCGACTTTCTCGTGCAAAAACGACTCTTTCGTGACAGGCGGCATGACATACACGCCCCCAACAATGGCTTGTGGCAACGTGTCTCGGGGCAAAAGTACGGTCGACATGTTGGTTTCGCCGTCGATACCAACCACTGTGCGCTTCTGTGCGACGAACAAGTCGTCGTCGGTAACGTGTTGCAGTGGGTATGTCAGCTTGTTGAGCATATTCTGCTGCGTTACATAGTTGGGCGCGCGTTTGATGGCTTCGAGTTCTGCAAAGTATTCTTCATCGTCGTGGGCGATGCGTTGCGCAAACAAGACGGGCATGACGTTCTCTGTCGTATTCTTCGCGGGTTGTGCGGCGGCCTCGTATATCGTATCGACCATAGTGGCATTGTCTAGCAACTCGTTCAATCCATCAATTATTTCTTGACGCGTGAAAGCAACAAAAGAAGGATTTTCCTCGAGCACTTGCTCGAGTGTGAGCAGCTCTCGGATCTCTATGTCAGGTAATATCTCATCTTCAAAGACGAGGCTTTGGGACGTCATCTCTCTTAATTTCAAACATTATTCTTTGGTGCAAACCGCAGCCATGCATTCAACATTTCTTGCATGTCCGTGATAAGATTGCGCGCGGCCATGGCAAGTACGTCCATATGATCTTTGGGCGACACTGTCTCGTTATCTAACCGAATGTTCAGTATCATCGTGTCGTCCAGCGGGTGCGGGCAATAATACCCCGCGTATTTCACAACATCTCCGCTTGGCGCATGTTTCTTCGCACGCACGAAGTTCACATGCAGATAGGATTGCAGGATGTTGCCGATCGTATCATCTTCTCCCTTGAACGTGAAGTTGACGCCGCCAGTATCACCCTCTTCTATCGTTATCTTTTCACTCTCTTCCTGATAGACCTCTTGCAGGATTGTTTGTAGCTTTTGGATAATGATCTCGCACGCTTTCGCGACGAGGTAGCGCGGCGAAAGGTCGATCTTTGGCTCTATCTCAAAGTGGAACGCAATAGGGTCGCCATGGCCGTTTCGCATATACGCACGTTCCTTGTCGAGGACGTTCGTGGCCGCGGCCGCAAGCGTGGGATCTTGAATGTACGAGAATGTGCACAAGGAAACGGGCGAAAACCCAGCGTGGAAGCGAGCGGTGCGTTTCACAGCCTCGCCTTTCATGTGAAGTTCCTCGTGAGGACGCAGTCGGGTTATCAAGATCGGATCCTTGGATACCATATCGACTTTAAACATGTTCTTCACTTCTTTCTCCTGCAGCGGACGGTCATTGTGTGTCACTTTGAAGCTGTGCGTCGTTACATTCAAAGTATCTTCAGTTTTGTTCTGCACATGTAGCTCAAATGCGTAGCTCCCATCGGTGAAACCGTCCGTTTCTTCTTCGGAGAGGTGAATGGGAATGAGACCGAAGCGGTGTAGGATAATCTCATTGTGCAACCGCCCCGTGTTTTTGACGACCTCTAGAGACGGATCCTCCTCGCCCGAGAACCCAACCACCTCAACATCAGTAAGAATGATGCGCCGAATGCCATTCACAATAGACAGATCCGTATCGTGAACATCGAAGCCATGGGTCTGTGCGGGATCCTTGGGGTCAAACTGATAGTTGCGGAACATCTTGTGCGACTACTGTATCCTTGTATATGAATACACATTATCATTTTTTTAAGCCATATGCGTTTAAGGAGACGTAGGAATATTCGATTCAGTCATACAGATATGATACTATTCTACAGCGAACACTGTCCGCATTGTCGCATGCTTCTCGACACTGTCAAGAGGCACGATGTTGATAAGATCATAAAGCTCGTGTCTATCGAAGCGCTGAAACAAGTGGGGAAAATGCCATCTACAATTCATTCCGTTCCGGCGCTGATGTTGACCGAATCAAAAAAGCTCATGTTTGGCAAAAGCGTGTTCGACTATTTGCTGCTTCCTGGATCCGGTGTCCTTCTGAAACTGCAAGCGGCAAAAGCGGATGCAATCACCCAACGGCAGGTGCCAGTTCAGGGCGGGAACATGTCGGGCGAGCCGGTGGCATTCACACTGGGATCTGGTTCAAGCGATATGTTTGGAATGTACGATGAGAATAATGCAACTATGGCGCTCGACGATCGCATGTACACGTGGACGGCTCTTACAGACACTGATAAGCCATCGGCTAATGTACCCGATGCGCCATATCAAGAAGAGACCCGATGCAAGATCACGCTCCCGGATATCGAATACATCAAGCAACAGCGCGATATGGACATACGTGGGAGCGATGCGCCGCTGCCCGTTGCAAACACGCCGCCTGCTACCCCCACAAGGGTAGTATAATCCATTTAAGGACTATGTATTGATGCGATATATACGTTTGCCCCCACATGTCAACGCAAGATCATGTTTTCAACCAGTATTTCCTCGATTTCCTGAAAAAGCTCAAAGCTATCTGCAAGCACAAGAAGAGCGACAGCCATGATGCTCGTGAGGTCTTGCGTGCGATCAAGAAATATTATCAAAACAACGATCTTCTATCGTCTGATTTCCGTGCACATATGAATACCTTCGCGGATGTATGGAACACGTACGCGACTATCCCGCAAGAAGACAGCGATGCGTTTGTCGCCTGGCTGGATGAGAACGCGACACAGTGTATTCTGTTCAGGGACATCCCGATGGCTACGGTGAAGAGTATCATGAGCGACGCGTACATGCTACATCATTATCTCACCGTTATCAACATATTCCGCGCAGACATGTCGGAAGACCTGCTCACCGGCACCATCGATGTTCTGAAAAACCTGGGTAAGGACGCCGTCATAAAGGAGAAACTTGAGGCGATGGAGAACGATGTCGTCAAGAAGCAACTGGAGCGTATCATGTTCATGTATAACAAGCGAGTAGAGAGTACGAAAAAGGATCCCCTCATGGACAACATCTCCGAAATCGAAAACACGTCGCTGGGCAAGCTAGCCAAGGAGATTCTTGAGGAGGTCGATGTAGAAGAGCTACAAAACTCCATCGGCAACGGCGATATCATGTCTGCGCTCGCCAATCCCGATGGCGGGTTCGTCAAACTGCTGGGAACCGTGAGTCAGAAGATGATTTCGAAGATGAGCACCGGCGAGATCAAGCAAGAGAACCTGCTCCAAGACGCGATGAAGTTGGCAACACAGTTTGGCGGCGGTGCTGCAGGCGGCCTCGGACCTCTTACCGACATTGCAAGCATGTTCACGGGTTCCGGCGGAGGCGGAGGCGAAGGGGACGGGTTTGACATGTCAAACATTACAAAGATGATGTCAAACATGATGGGCGGAGGCGGGTCGAAACATCAGCAAAGGATGCGCCCGAACACTGATAAACTCAAGCGCATGTCAAAAGCACGAGACATGCGTCACAAGCTAGAGAAGAAGAGGAAGGAAACAGTAAAAGAAAATGTAACCGTCCATGTAGAGGATGACTGAGAAAATTTGGTACGAAGACATACAGGGATTCATCACACAAGACAATTACTTCACCATTTTGCCAATGGCCAACATGACCTTTGAAGAAAAGGCGAACGCGCTCGTACGTTTTTTCATCTATCTTGGACTCATCCTAGCCCTCATCAAGGCCAGCTACAAGTACTTGTTTTTTGGGATCATTGCGATGTTGGTCAGTGTATTATTGATTGAGTTCGATAAATCACAGCGCACGCGGGCGGAACAGTTCTTGGCCAAACAAGATCTCACCGTTGTCAACAACACCCTTTGTACAAAATCGACTGTCGACAATCCTTTCATGAACCCAACCATGACCGATCTCGCATACAATCCGCAACGCCCATCGGCATGCGATGTCACGAATGATCTTGTTCAAGAACAGATGAACACCAACTTCAACGCAAGGCTGTTCAAGGACGTCGGCGACCTGTACGGTAAGATGTCCTCCCAGCGTGAGTTCTACACCATGCCGTCCACGACGATCCCCAATGACCAGACCGGGTTCGCAGAGTGGCTATATGGCAGTGGTTCGACATGCAAGGAAGGCAACGGAGAACAGTGCTTTGCGAATATGAATCATAGTGTACATTTCTAGACCAAGCGCCGCATTATTTTTATTCTTATATGTTGTTTAAAGTAGATACAAGATATGACCTCTGTTTTTATGAACTCCCGCCGCGTGTGCAGTGACGATTGTGCAAAGGAGGCCAAAGATTCGCAAAACGATTCGATGTTCAACTATAGGGTGTACCAAGATATTCCTGTCAAGTGCGAATCGCCCAACATCAGGTTTCCTCAGTTCTCGTATGACCATGTGAACCTCCGCGGCCGCCCCGGCTATGGCGTTGCCGACGATTGCCTCGTCGACCAATACAGCGCGCTCCGCAACGACCCCGCGCAGCTCACTCGCGATCGTTGCCCCATACAACTGTTTACACGTGTGTTCACCGGCTGTCCCAACCTCAAGCCGGGCGTGCCTGATCCCGATCTTGAGATGCCCATTCAACAAGGTATGTCGAGCGGTACGCTTGAAGGAGTGCAGTATCCCTGCAAGCGCGCGCTCATGGAGCTCACCCATAACAAGCCCGTTCCGCTCATAGATTGTATGAAGGATGTTCAGGATCCCGATCATCTTGTCGAGCCCTGGGTGCGTGGCGGTGACGCTACCCGCGACTTCGTCAAACGCCAAGAGATGTTGATGAAATGTACGCAGCGCTAAGCTACAATTTATATCAATGTATGGGTAGGGTAGATACGATGAGCTTCAACAACATGAAGTACGACTCGTGCACGTACACGAAAGACCTCAAAGAAAATGTCAGCATACTGACGTATTTACTAAGCCCATTTCGATACGAACACCAGGACAAGTGCCGACACAAGCTAGGCCTCGTCGGCGGAACGGCCGTGTCGCATATCGATGGAAACCTCGTCGATTTGGAGAGCGACCTGCGGGGACAGACACGCTATCTCTCCTGGTGCACGAAAACGCAGGCCGCGCCGTTGCAGGAGGGAGCGCCAATCCTCAATGACAAGACGGATCCCATCGCCACCAGCAAGAAACACCTCCCCGCGTGCCAATTCATATCATATAAAGAGGTTCCGTTACCGCCTTCCGTAAATTATGCACGTTGTTAGACCATTTTTTTTGGTGACTATTTCTAGAGAAGAAAACATGGCTTCTGTTTCCTTACAACAAGACTCATGCACGTACCAGGAAAAGCTACGACGTTCCATAGGTCCCGGTATGTATCAGCTGGGAATGCCCGCGAATGATTGCACAGTATGCGCACAGGACGTGAGCGCGGATCCCTACCTGCGTTTCCAATCATGGGGACCGAGCACGTGTGTACCCGGGTCATCCGTGGATGACGGGAGCGAGCTGGCCGGTCTAAACTACAAAGCATCGAGATGTAGCGCCGACGCATACCTTCCAGGCAAGTATTCCCAACAGGGCGCGTGCGCCGTCGCGGGCGCGAACAACAATCCGCGTTCGTGCGCGCCCCTCACGGAAGATACGCGGCTCAGCAATCCTCCGTGCACACTCCGTTCAACCGGCTGGAACAGGTGGGAGTGGCTCTGCTGGGATCCCCAAGACCGAGCCATCATCCCATTCGACTGGAATGTGAGCTACAGGATTCTGGCCAAAGACAACCACGTCCCATGTATCCCTTCTCCCCAAGATGCTACCAACGTCGTCGGTAACGCGCCGTCACACAATGGAATCGCGCAGCCGTGGGTGCCGCCCGCGAATACAAATGCTCAAGCACCCGGCAATCCCTTTTCATCCACCTACCGCACTTGCGACGAAATTCGAAAGATGTGAAATTATTTCGTCAGTACTATATAGAAAATGTCTCGCAGTTTCACCGTTGAGAAATCCGAAATTGGTGTCACCGGCGGCAGGTACATTGGCACCGAGCCCTATCGCGTCGCTCGCAAGGTCGCCCGCGCCATGTTTGACGCCGCTACCAGTGCGAAGAAGAAGAAAAAAGAGATCCGTTTCACTCTGCGCGAAACGACGGAAGGCTCCAAAAAGAAGGTGTACCACTACATCGGTATGAAAAAGTCCCTCGACAAGCCTGTCGTTGTGAAAAGGGGGAACACAGATGTGACGATCCGTCACATATACCACGTCAAATCTTGCGCCGCATGAGTCTTGTCTAGTCTGTATTTTTTGTCCAACTATCTTAGAGAAAGAAGTATGGAACTTTATGCCGGTGCCGCCCTGACGGGAATGGGGTACTTGCTAAATAAACAGCGCGATGCTTTGCGTAAAGGGGGTGCCACTGTGCCCGAACCGCGCGACAAACCATCTATGAACAACATGTACGCGTCGGACTACTGGACAGCTATCAAGCGCGACGAACAACGGAGGGGCAACGAACTCTATGCGCAATCGAGCGACCCGTTTGTTACTGGCGTCGTTTCCAAACCCGCGTATGCGAGTATGTTCGCCGGGGAGGACACGATGAAGACGTATGCGGCGAAACAGAGCGCCGTCAGAAGTCTGAGCGGTCAAAACATACCGGTCGAACAGTTCACACACAACAATATGCAGCCATACTTCAGCAGTAAGGTCACGCAGAATGTGGATCCCGACGCGAACAACTTTCTCCTGGAGCGGTTCACTGGTCGCGATGACGTCGTACAACCCAAAACGGAAAACAAGTGTTTTTTCGAACCGGCGGCGAACATGACTAGTATATGCGGCATGCCAAACAACACCGACTATTACCAGGATCGTTTGAATAAACCCGTGTTGCGCAATAATGAGTTCCCCATCGAACAAGTGCGCGTCGCTCCCGGTCTCAACCAAGGCTACGGCGCACTCGGTTCCGGCGGGTTTCAGCAAGCCGATACGCTCAACTATGCCAAGGAGCGCGGCGTCGATGAACTTCGTCCTCTCTCGCGACCCAAGGTCACGCTGGAGTCCCGTCCGCAAGGCGCCCCCATGGCGCTCACGACGGAGCGCGGAATGATAGGTCAAGTCGACAAGAACAGACCCGACACGTCCTTTGAACAAACGTCCGACCAGTGGATACGCACGACGGGCGCGAACCTCAAAGAGTCCGAGCGACCCGTCACAATCATGAAACCCACCGCGCGTGTCGATGGACACGTCGAATACCAAGGTTCTGCGACCGGATCTGCATCACAGCCAGGACAAGCCAATCGTCACGACTATGGCAAATCGTCTATAACGGTATACGATAATGAACGCCAAACCACAGAAACCCAAACCGTTGTCTCGAATCTCACGTCCATTGTCAAAGCAATTGTAGCTCCCTTCACGGACATACTCCGCCAGACGCCCAAGGACTACACGCTCGACTCCGCACGAGTATATGGCAACATGAGCGCCCAGATACCACAAAAAGCGACGGTGTACGATCCCGTGAACCACATGATGCGCACCACTATAAAAGAAACGACGATCCACGATACCGATGTAGCAAACTTGAAGGGAGCCGAAGCGGGACAAGTATACGCTCAGGACGATGCGAAGACGACGATTCGAGAGACGCTTCCGCTGGAAGACACGACGCGCAACTTGAACGGGCGATCGTACCGCGTTGTTATGTACAGTCCCGACGCGGTGGCGAAGAAAACGGTCAAAGAGACGACGGAGATCGCCGCGAACGAGGCGGGTTATACATCGCCATACAATCCGGATGGTGCATACAACTATATCGAAGTCAAAGTACCACAGACGCAAAAGCAGTATATCAGCGACTATGACTACTACGGATCGTCGGAAAGCAAGACTGACTTCCGCCAGATGTCTCATGAAGCGTATGACAACGCCGAGATCGACGGAACACGCGAGGCTATGAACATCGCAGCCGGTCACACGCCCGGAGGCGGTGGCATGTTTGTGGGACACGACCCCGAAAAGGTCAACCAAGATACGAAGAAGGCGGTCGTCGATAGCCTCGCGCCAAGGTCGCTTGGCAACGTATCCCGTGTCATGCAAGACAGTCCGATTCATATGAATGAATGCCAACTGTCGCGCGGTACGCCGGCATTCCTCAACGGCAACGAGGGCAGGCTTGATCCCGGCCTTCTGACGACACTGAAATCGAACCCCTATAACCTGACCATCAATCCCCTCGCCGCCAACTAGAGACGCGGCGGAATCCTTGTTTTGTTTTTGTACTTTGCTTTGCAGAATGGAGCTACAAGGACTATTGGATACAAAAAAAGAATACATCCAGCATTTGTGTGACACGTTGGCGGAGCCTATGGTGTTGTACTTCCGACGCCTATATAACGATACGATGGCAAAGCCAGAGGCGCGCGGCAAGAGCATCCTCACCGTATTTCAAGAGCAACTCGGCGGCATTGCCTCGTGGAGCAACACACTCGTGCGCGACGAATTCAAAGTGGCGCAAAAGAGGTCGGGCTGCAAATACATTCACGATCTCATCAAAGCAATTTTAGTGACCAATGTCAAGATAACATTGTTGTCAAATTCGTCGAAAGCAGACTGCAATAAAGTCAAGCTACGTGTGCCTAGTGCCGAAAACTTCTATCACAGGTGTATATTAATTTGCGCGCGTGAAGTGTGGAAGCAACCGTATCTTTTATACCATAAGGTACGCAGCTTGGAGCTACAACAAAACATCAATGAACTAGAGTCCATTGCGCGCAAGGCGATCAAAGCGGCCGTCCGCGGCTATTTGCCGTTTGATCAGTTAATACATGACATCAAGCTTGAAGATCAGAAGACCGATTCCGAGACGGAACCCTCCGTCGCGAGCAGCTCGTCGGCATCGTCGGCGTCGTCGAGCGAGGATGAGGATGAAGACGATGAAGACGAAGAAGACGAATCGTCATCATCCAGTTCAGAGGAGGAAAACGTCGAAGTCTTGCACCACGAACCCGACGAGGATGTCTTGCCCGAACCGCTGCCGGAAGAACACGACGACGCTCCCGACGACGAGGATGTCTTACCGGAAGAACACGGCGACGACGACGCTCCCGACGACACTACTACTACTATTCAGCCTGAGATTGTTGAGCAAGACAACGACGAGCCGGAAGACGACGATATGAAGAACATCGAGATCTTGTCTCACGCACCGTCGTCACATAGTAGCAGCAGCTCCGATAGTGATAGCGAGACCAACTCGACGGAGCAACAGGATCCTTTGCGGCGCAAGATCATTCTAGGATCCACCCTTATGAAACATCACCGACATCGTCATGCGCCCTCCAAAAAGAATAATGCGTTCTTTTGAAACAAATAGGAATATGTCATAACAGTAGACGTCACGGAAATGTACTACATTATTGGAGCTGTATGTACATCGCTGATATTGTATTGGATATTGCAAGGTAAAGAGGACGACCAAGCTCGACGGGAAGGACGTCCCTTGGCGTCCACGTGCAAACGTGTGTTGCTCATATTCTTTCTAATTGTTGTCACCACGATACTGTTCTTTTTCATCAGCAATGCGTTCAAAGACGGTACGATACCCGAGGTAGCGCTTGCAACAAAGGCGGCAAATGGTGGTGGATCTCCCGACTATAAGCTCTCCATGGTTCGAAACATCCGCGAAGATGTCCACGTGGGAGTCCCGCCATTTGGGTCTGACACGAACATGGTGGATGTGATTGATGATAGTGTATAATCGATTATTTTGTTTGTATTTTTTTACCAGCTACTGATAAAGCTATGAAATTAGAGCTACGAAAGTTCGATCCGCGTACGCTGAAAGACGATAGCGTTGTGTTGTTCATAGGCAAGCGTAATGTCGGCAAATCATACTGTCTAAAATACATCATGTCCTTTCATCAAACGCTCCCCGTTGGAGTTGTCGTGAGCCCGACAGAGCGCGCCAATCATTTCTTCGAGTCGTGGGTTCCAAAGATGTTGATATACGACGAGTATGACGACGCGGTCGTCGGGAAGTTCCTTGAGCGCCAGACGAAAATCACCGACCAGTGCAGTATAGAATCGAAGAAATACGGAAGGACAGACCTCGATCCCCGCGCATTCCTGATTTTGGATGATTGTTTATACGACAAAACGTGGCCAACGTCCAAAAACATCCGGTGTCTTTTCATGAACGGGCGTCACTACAAGGTCTTCTTTTTGATCACAATGCAGTATCCCCTTGGTATCCCGCCGCACTTGCGCGCAAACGTCGACTATGTCTTTATATTCCGCGAAAACCAAATAAAGAACCGCGAGCGTATCTATCAACAGTATGCGGGCATGTTCCCGTCGTTCGATTTCTTTAGTCAAGTGCTTACGCAAACTAGTAACAATTTCGAGTGTCTTGTCATCGATAATAAGGTACAAAGCAACAAACTCGAAGACCAGGTGTTTTGGTTCAAGGCGGGAGACCCGAACAACTTCAAGCTATGTTCAAAGGAGTTGTGGGATATGCAGTGCATGGACGAAGAGCGCCGCGCGCTAGGTCTTGCGGATGAGCCAGATGACGAGCCCGAATACAATGAAGATCAGTTGAAAGTGAAGAAGAACGCGATGAAGATCCGCGTGCACAAGTCATTCGCGTAGGCAAGACGCAATATCTTGTGCGGTTTCCTTGTTTACATGAGTAACATGTTCGATAACATACGCAAGTCGGCGGCGGGCGGCGCGAACAACGTGCTGCCTGAAACGTCGTAGGACACGTCGTGCAAGAATGCCTTCCCAGATGTCTGCGGGACTCTTGCCGTCGAGAAAAATAAGGTTGGGAGTGTACTGCACCATATGCCGTGCGACGCGAAGAGCGACTTTGCGATATTTGGCGTTGCGATGCGTGAGGTCGATGATCTTTATGTAGTCCTGCGAGGCGGAGAAATCGATGTCGCCGATGAGTCGCGCGCACATTTGTGGATAGGGCGTATCGAGGGTGGGTTTCCTTTTGCGATAGCATTCTTGGCATATCAGACTTTCACGATCGAAATTGAAGAACATTGGGGTCTTGTAGTTCATCGTTTTGTTTGCGCCGCAGTCGCTACATTCAAACGTGCCGTGGAGGTGAATGTCGTTGGATACGGTCTTGTAGACATAAATGAGCGAGCCGTCCGCTCCCGTGTGCCATTGCATGCGTTTGATACAGTCCCAGCCTTGGACGTGGATGCCTAACCCGTTCACATGGTGATGAGACATCGCTCGATTCCATAGCTCCTCCATGCGCCATGCGTTCTCCTCTGTTATATCGTGTTGGTTCATTGTGACTGTCGTAGTATTCCAAAAAAAGTATCCAATCATATTTCATTTTTTACAATGACGCGTATTTGTCCATGAGAGCGTCGTATTTGTCGCGCGTGGAAACTTTGCGCGACGCGGTCGTCGACCACAAGCGTCCATCGGTCATGTTGGGATGGCGGTCGATGATGAAGCAGTCTCCGCGCGTTGCGGATGCAGGTCTATAGTATGTGTACTTTGGTAACATGTCGAGCGTTACCCCGCATCCTTCGGGCAGCTTGGACTCCGCTTTGCGACCAGCGACAGTCTTGTGACTTGCTTCCACGCCTGGCGACGAATGCGACGCAGCAGGTTGGTCGATTACATTATTGACGCCGTCATACGAGCGCACACATTCCACGATGGCATTGTACTCCGCGAGAAGCTTGGCGCGCAGGGTGCGGAATTCCTCGTCGTCTTCACGGGCATCGAGATCTTGTAGCTTCGCAAGAATGTCTTGGTACTTTTCTACGACAGAGAAGCGCGCGGACTTGGTACCACTCACGATCGGCTTTTTGCGCAGGCCGAGGCTCACTTCCCTCATGAGCGCGGGGTGTTTCTCGATGACAAACTTTTCCTCCGACTTGTCCCATCGCACATGCTTCGGATATTCATCGACGCCGATTGCTTGAAGTTCGCTTAGCGGCGGGATCTTGTCGCTTCGCGTCCCGCGATTGCTGTTTTGCTCGCTCTGCGTGGCTAGACGAAGGTTTGCGGCGCGGTTGTCTGTCTTTACCCAATTGATATGATCGATTGTGAGACGTGTGTCGCGAATGTTCGGGAACATCTGTGTTCCGATGACACGGTGCATGTGTTCATCGGCTTCTGGGATTCGGCAAAGCGCATAATAGTTTGTGGCGCACGTTATATTGATCCCATGAAACAAAGCATCATATTGCTTGTCGTATACAATCGGCTTGTAAAGATCATGCCACGCGATCACCACGTATTGATTCCCTTTGTCATCGACTATATCATACTTGTATTTATCAACCTTACTCTTACTGAATACAAGATGGGTTTTGTTGGCGACGGTATACATTGTAAAATGAAGTGTATACACAACAACAAAAATAACATTCATTTTTTATTCTTTGTTTTACATCTCCGACATAACATCGATACTATATTTAATTGCTGTATGCCAATCCACCCATTCCGGACATGATACGCAGAACGTTGTAGTTGGTGGCGAACACCTTGATAGTCCTCTTCTCAGCAGCCTTGACATTCAGCACAGCGGTATCAATGCGAGACATGTTCAGGGTGCCGGAGGGCTGATGCTCCTCGGGCTTCAGGGCGAAAGAGTAGACGTTGATACCGCGGTTAGAGGGGACGCGCTCGTGATGCTGGAAGGGCTGGATCAGATTGAAGTAGTCACCGTTACGGGCGGCGAAGCGATCCTGGCCGTTCAGCTGTAGCTTGGCCTCAGTGATGCAGTTAGACGAGCCACTAGCAAACTTAGTCCAGGTGTTGGAATCACCGGGATCGGGGCATACCCAGATGAGCTCCTTGCAAGGATGGTTGAAGTTCAGCTTGATGCGAGTGTCGGAGTTAACGGCAGTGATGGACTCGTCACCGGTGAACTGCAGTTGCTCAATCAGGTACTCGTGAGACAGCTGGGCGAAACGACGGCGCTCATCGGTGTCCAGGAAGATGTAGTCCACCCACAGCTTGGCATCCAGGTTAGCACCGGTAATTGCAGTGGCATACTTAACCTTGTCAGATGACTCGAACTCGATGTTCAGCTTGACCTCGTGGTACTGCAGAGCAATCAGAGGAAGAGCGAGGCCAACATTGCGGCAGAACCAGAACTCCAGGGGAACATACACGCTAGTATTCTTGCTGCTACTAGAGGCCTTCTTCCTGCTATTGCTATCTACATCGGTGGAGTTGATCAGAACCTTGTAGCCATCCTGCTTGCCCTCGGGTAGGGACAGCTCGTTCCAGATGTACATCCACTCGGGGTAGTGCTTGTCGATGCGCTGGCCACCGATCTCCAGCTCAACATACTTGATGCACCTGAGACCAACCATATCGCAGAAGGTGTCGGTAACACCAGAATTGGTAGCTGTCAGGATCAGCTCCAGCCACACGCGGTGGATCAGATCACCGTTGCGGCTAATCTGGCAAGTCACGCGCTTGTCGAAGCCGGGAGTGCCGTTCAGGGTCTGCTGAATGCTCTCCATGGCGAAGTTGGTGTGGCGGCGGTACACGACCTTGAAGAAGGTAATCTGGGGATTACCGGTCAGATAGACGTCTTGAGCGCCATAGGCAACTAGTTGAATAAGTCCTCCTCCCATTGTGTTACTTTATGTAGAGAAAAAAATATATGGTTTAAGAATATCAAAATTTTGTTTTTGTATGTTCAAAGAAAAAAGTTCAAAGAAACGTATTGTCACTTCCCAAAACTCCAAAGATGCATCTACCCTTGACGCCAAACACCAGAATATCTTGACGCAAATATCGCAACGCCGCGCACAACTCGGTGTAGCTATCGCCCGCAAAAGCGAACTCTCATGCGAACTCAACCGCTGCAACGAGCATATTCATGCTATGAAAATAGACGGAAAGATCGATACACCGGAATACGACAGCGCCTGGTCGAGCAACATTTTCATCAAGGAACAACTGAAACTGCTAGACAAAACAATCACCGAATTAGAACAGAACCGAGACGAGATAGAGTATTACGAGGATACGGCAAACATGCTTTTTCAATACTATGATCTCTTAGAGAATCAGGTTGCAAAAGCGAACTCGCAAACTATTTCCCTCGCACCAGTTCGCGCGACAAAAGGTCGCAAAAAACTCCTTCCCGTGTCTACACGTAGCATCCTCGAGGCGCTACAGATTACACCGACAAAACACTACTCTCCCGAGGACGACCCTGTCACGCCGCCTCCCGTGACAACACAAGGCATAGACAAGAGCTCCCTCGTCGACGACTATCTCAACATGATCGATCCGACATATGTAAAAAAGAAGAACGTCGACAACCTGGGTGTATGCGAAGAGTGTCAAGTACCTCTGTTATGCCTTCAACAAGACGGGATTATGGTATGTTCACAGTGCGGATACCAAGAGCTCCTGCTTGTCGAACAGAACCGACCGATCCTCCGGCAACCAACCAAAGAGACCTCGCATCTCAGCTACAAGCGTATCAATCATTTCAAAGAGTGGTGCGCACAGATTCAAGGCAAAGAAAGCACGGACATACCCACCGAGATATTTGAGAAGATACTCGCAGAGATCAAAAAGGAGAAGATAACCGACACACGCAAGATCAAAAACAAGAAAATGCGCGAAATATTGAAGAAGCTAAAGCTCACAAAGTATTACGAGCACAGTGTGTATATAATCAACCGCATCAACGGGCTTCCAACACCACATTTCCCACCGGAATTGGAAGAAAAATTATGCAACATGTTCAAAGAAATCCAGGGACCGTTCTTGAAGTACTGTCCGCCCGACCGCAAAAACTTCTTGTCATATGGATACGTCCTTGCCAAATTTTTCATACTTCTCGGGTATCCGGAGTATGTGCAATACTGCCAGATCCTCAAGTCGCGCGAAAAACTTGCCGTACAGGATGTGATATTCAAGAACATCTGTAAAGACTTGGGGTGGAAGTTCGAACCCAGCCTGTAGTTTACATGAACGGCATCAGGTTGAAGCCGACGCCTAGGCCGACACCCTGGCGAGCACCGGCGCCAATCGCGGGAGCGACATGGTCGAGGATGGCGAACACGGACGCGGCGGTAAGGGCAAGAAGGAGAATCTCTTGGATCTCCAGCTGCTGGGAGGGAAGCACGAAGGCGACAATGCCGACGACCAGACCCTCCATCATATACTTGACGATGCGAGTAAACATCTCATTGGTATCAAAAGTTAAGCTTGACATTCCTACTCATCTATATAGAAAAAATTGTGATTCCAAAACTATTTAAGGCATGGCAGCGTTTTTTTACTATTGACATGGCCACTCCCGCCCCCGAACTCGTTCCAACCAAACTCCAGGATTTTCTTGACGAGGATCCCGTTCTTCGCGGACAGAACTATGTCTGTTTGTCGTTCCTGTCTCCCGAAGACATCCTCACCAACAAGGAAGCTTTCTACATGCAAGAGTACGTCGCCAACTTCTCCACCGATCTAAACAAGATAGTTGACGAGATCGTCGCTCGCCATCCCGATACTTCCAATATCTTCAACAATCTCAAGGACACCTACTCCCATTTCTTCAAGCCCGCCGATATCCAAGACGACTTCCGTACATTCAAGTCGCTTCACACGGATCGTATCGAGAAGGCGTTTCACGAGCTCAACGAATTCCGCACCACCATCCGCGGCATTAAGGTTCGCGGCGTATTCGATACCGTGCAAGAGGCCAAGAACCGCGCCGACTTCCTCAAGCGCACCGGCGACAAGTTTGACATCTTCATCGCACAAGTCGGCTGTTGGTGCCCCTGGTCGCCCAACCCCCACGATATCTCGGATCAAGAGTATGCCGAGACTCAGCTCAACACGTTCATGAAGAAGTACAAGGATAACATAGCGCACAAGGACATCATGTACGAGCAGCGTAAGCAACAGAGCGTTGGCGCGACCTCAGTCGAAGACATCACCAAGAAGATCGAGCAGATTGATCCATGGACTGCCGCCAAATCCGCGGAGAGCACGCAATAAGGAAACTATATCTGAAAGTAGAGGTAGAGAGAATGAACGCGATCGCGGTGTTCCTTTTGTTCATAGGCATGTTCCTCATGGTACAAGGCTACTACTCGCGGGCAGCCGAGTGCCCGGCGCCCAAGGTCGAGATCAAGTATGTTCCTCGCACCGTCTACGAAGATCAACTGACTCCCGAACAGAGCGTGTCACAACAGTTCAGAAGCATGTTCGAAGAGACCGCTCCTTGGCCGACCGTGCGGGGATAAGACCGCGCATAATTATTTTTCCATCTTTTGTTAGGCTAGACAATGGAATTCACACGAGAACTGATCAATCACGTCGTGAACGAGGTGAAGGTTCCGTTCGATCGGGTAGAGTCGGAGTATCATACGTGGCGCGCCGCGCAAGACGAAATGCATGGTATAGATGCATATGTGTATGACCATTATATGACCAATGTCGAGCTGCCGCGCGCAGAAGCCTCGCGCATGTATGAACTGTATTGCGCCGAGAAGTTGCGATTGTTTGAGACATGGAAGCACGCTCCACAAGGACAGAAAGCGAACGCACTGCGCGAGTATATACGATACTCCGTTCCGCCGGAGCTACATACACACCGCGAGAATCGCGATACCTACACTAAAAATGTCATACTCTACAGATAGAGCACCACCGTATGTTGAAACAGTTCAAGTTCAACTTCATAGCCTTCATGGTTGCGTTTGGAATAGGTATTCTATACGTGTATGTAAAGGCACCCGCGCCCAAAATCGTCATCAAGTACCCCACGCCATACAACGCCGGTTCCGTTGTATACAAAGACAGTGCAGATACGTGCTTCACGTTCTCCTCGTCTCGCGTGGAATGCACAAAGAGCGCAAAGAAGCAACCTGTGCAAGTCGTCGAAGAAGATAATGCGAACTAAAGTGTAGATGATGATGCGTACGAAAGGAAAGGGGGACGCCATACACCGCGTGGTTGACCGGATGTTCTATACCAACATGGGATCCTTCGCTATATCGTTTATATTTGGACTCGCCCTCGCGCTTTTGTTCCAGCGTGTATGTAAAGATCGGGAGTGCATCATATACAAGCCACCGCCCATGAAAGAGATCGAAGGTACCGTGTATCAGGTGAAACCTGGCGAATGTTACACATACACACCGATCGTCCGGCCGTGTGTAGCTCCTGCGTAAATCAAAGAGGAAATTAATTATCATTGTATGATAATGTCGACACGTTCTATGAGTACACCGGTCGCCGAACTTCCCACAAACAAAGCGTCGTCCACGGGCATCCCCGATGATCCCGAGGTGCTCAACGTCCTTCAAGAGATGGAGCAAGAAGTTCATGTAGCTACAAAGGCGAACGCCGTATCCATGCCGCATCCGCCGCCGCCTCCTCAACCGATGATGCAGATGGCGATGCATATACCGCAACAACCTGTCCAGATCCAGTACAAGACCGTGCAACCCGCGAATAAATGGATCAACAAGGACGCGATGCAGCATGCCGGTCTCATTGCGATCGCCGCGCTACTCGTGTTTCACCCAAGCACGCTGGGGTTCCTGTATTCGTCCGTGCCAAAGCTTGCGTTCCTCGAGTCGTACGACCTGTTCGTTCGAGGCGCCGTACTTGCGGTGCTCGTGTATGTCATTATCATTCAGTTTGGGATGTAATCCGTATCCTTGTATTTATACAGCTGTACTTTGAACTCCTTTTTGTATGCAGGAATGAACACCGTATCTTTGTTGTACACCTCCCGGCAGCCTATTTCGTCGAGACAGTCAGCGTTTTCGAACACCACGGGAATCTTCAGCATATACTGTTTATCTGTTGCGGTGTAATACTCCCAACGCTCGCTTCGCGTGGGCATCGGCCTCCCGAACAGCGGCAAGACGATCGGTTCTTCTTCGTCATCGTATATAAGCGTTCCTATTTGCTGGAATTCCGCGGAACGTTGCGTGCGCATAGGGTACCTCGGGTTCTCTTCGGGGTAGACGGGAAGCTTGCGGCTTTGTTCTTGTTGCGGCGGCGCAGGCGCAGGCACAACAATGACCTTCTCAGGTGTGGATTTAGTCAGTCCGACCCATATGATGATGGACAATAAGACGACGCATATAAACAACAATACTGCAATAATGACTTTTTCAGTATCCATTACACAACAAAAAGAAATGTTTTCAGCTAATAGACAGTAACATACCACACGATATGACTGCAGATTTTGCACCTATTCTTAAACAGAACTTAGTTGAACAATTTGTCAGCAGCAACGAAAGTCTGAAGATCGTGACCAACATATTCATTAGTGCCGGACTTATGGTGTTCGCAATGATGATCACCTGGTTGTTCATATGGAGCTACCAGAAGAACACCAATCTGTTCATTGCGTTCATCGCATGTGTAGCTATGTTATTCTCGTTGGAATGGATTATTCTGACGATTATCAATATGAGTAAATATGATGAGATCTCTTTCAAGGTGTCTATGGGTAGCGGTATCCTCAACGGCTTGATCTTCTTCATTCTCGCCATGACATTCTTCATACGTTTCTTCCAAGACTCTCGAGGAGATAGCGGATCTCGTTATGTTCCATCGACGGTTTCCAATTACATCGACCAGTAATCTCCGGTGAGCGTACTACTTTTTTCAAAACCGGGCATGCCTTTATCGAGTCCCTGTGCGCCATATACAGGTTCGCCGTATACACCCTGTATACCGACGATCTCACTGTCAGTTCTTTCGCCCTGCACATCGTTCGATTGAGCCGCTTGCAGATGCTGGGGCGTGATGTACTTTGTCACCAGATTCGCCATGGGTCCCTTTTTTCGGGCAGCATCGTCATCCATGTCATCGAAAGGCGTCAGGTTACCTCCATATAAACGGAAATATAACACGATCGCCGCAAGCGATAGAATGAACCCCGTGTAGGCGTCATATAAAACGATTGTCGCAACGACAATTGTAGCTACAATAAGTTGTAGTTCTGGCTGTAAAAACATTTCGAAAATTGACAGAGGTGCAATTGTAAATAACAAGAGCACAATGAGAGATAGAACCTGTACAAGCATATAAGACTTATTCTTCTTATTTAAAGTGTACAGAAAATTACAGTTCCGAATGTCGTCACGCACCTGGCTGTGTACTCGTGGCTATGCGGTGGAGAAGGAGGGGCGTGACCAGGCAGGTCTCGACAAGATACGAAAGAAGCTAACGGTCAAGCCGAAGACGTCCATGGATACGCAGGACATTCAGCCATATCCGATATACCGAGAAGACGACACGTGGTTGTACGTGCCCAAGCATTTCGGACTGCAAACCTTCGGCGCGCCTCTCAAGGACAGTATTCCCGATGGAGAGCCGGCACCGCGGCTCGTCTTCTCGGGGGCACCACGCAAGGAGCAACTCGAACCCATCGAAAAGTTTGTGGCCGCGCAGAACGGCCTCTTGATCTTGCCATGCGGCTTCGGTAAGACGGTATGTGCTTTGTATATAGCTACACAGTTCAAGAAGAAAACGCTCATCATTTGTCACAAAGGCTTCCTCATGGATCAATGGCGCGAACGCATAGCACAGTACATTCCTTCCGCAAAGGTCGGCACGATAAAACAGAGTACTGTAGACATAGAAGATAGAGACATAGTCATTGCCAGTTTGCAAAGTCTCGCAATGCGCGAGTATGACCGCTCTATCTTTAAACGATTCGGGTTTGTGTGTATAGACGAAGTGCATCATACCAGCGCGGAAGTGTTCAGTCGGGCGCTGCAAAAGGTGGTGTGTAAGAGGATATTGGGATTGTCGGCCACCCCCGATCGCAAAGACGGCTTGCGCAAGGTGTTCGAGTGGTTTATAGGAGCACCCGTGTACGAAGTCCGCAAGAGAAGCGACACGGAACTGCTTGTGCGGATGGAACAGTTCTATGATCCGCACCCCGACTTCGGGCGAGAGCTACATCTTTGGAACGGGAAACTGAATGTCGCCAAAATGATAAATGCCGTGTGTTCCTTTGAGCCGCGGAACGTGCTCATCATCGACACACTTGCCGAAATTCTTGCGGCCGAGCCGACGCGCAAAGTCCTCATTCTCAGTGAGCGCCGCGGCCATCTAGAAACACTGCGCACTATGATCAAAGCGCGCAACCTCGGCACGACGGGCTATTATGTCGGCGGCATGACGCCCGAACAGCTGAAACGTAGCGAGTCGAAAGACATCATTTTGGCGACATACCACATTGCTGCCGAAGGATTCGACGTCCCTGCCCTGAACACGCTCATCCTCGCATCGCCCGTGTCGTCGATAGAACAGCCCGTCGGCAGGATACAGCGCCAGAAGCCCGCGGATCGGACGAATGTTCCTCTCGTCGTGGACATATGGGACACGTTTTCAATATTCCGCATGCAGGGCTTCCGCCGCATAAAGTTCTACAAGAACGCGGGATACACGTTCACAAACGTCGACAGTGCGGAAGAAGACGACCAAGTGGATGACGACGAACCGAAACCCAAAAAATACACGTTTGTCCGAGATGACGACGACAATGAATGAGAGCAAATTATGTCAGCGAAATGTAGATAGATGGACGCGTTTTTAGCCTTTCTCATTGTTTTGACACTTGGTATATTCTTGTTTGTTATCCTCCCCCACTTGTTGTCTAGCGACCTTTCTGTACACCCCCGACCATATGTCCAAAGAACTGTAGCTACAACATCTCCATACGATGCGGCACTCGAGCAAGAACGCCTCGAGCGCCAGGCGAGCCAAGCAATGTTGAACAACTATTATCAGCCTGCCGCGCCTACTGTACCTGTTGACTATCCCAGAAAGGCCATAGGTGCATGTCCATATTCCAAGCCTCCGTCAACTGATCTCCCGATTGTAAACACGCCCATGTGTGTATCTGTGACTGATCGCCGTCGGTTTAAGGACATGAGCATGTAAAAAATGAAGTCAGGTGTTCATTCTTTTTGAATTTTGTGTGTGAGAAGTACAACAAATACTGGAAAGATGCATACTGGTATGATATCATTCTGCGACCGCGTCGCTTTCAACATCAAATCGTCGGACACGAAAGATGCTATCCTCGCCCAGCTGGAATCCTTCTTCAATGTGAAGATTCTCCAGAAACACTGGTATCCCGTGACAGAAAACACGGTGTCTCAGGTGTACAAGGCGCCGCACCTGGCATGTTTGCGCAGCAACGGCAATCCCTATTTCATGTACCTCAGTACATATGAAGATGTTCCTATCATCTATTTCATCGACAAGAAAGTGCACCCTGGATACCAGAAGCCACGTATCATCCTCGGTCGCGGTATGTTCGACGAGTCATTGTTCGTAGGCAAAGGCACGATTCTGGACGGCGAGATGGTGAAAGACAAGAATGGGCAATGGCTCTTCCTCATCAACGATGTCATCGGCTTCAAATCGCATTGGTTGAAAGACGTTCCACTACCCAAGCGACTCGCGCATGCGTATGGCGTGCTCCAAGCATACACGCCCGATCCCACCATGGATTTCTGCACCTTCCAAGTAAAACAATACAGCTACGCGTCGCGCGAAGGCATCACCGCGCTCACGAATCTCGCACAAGACCTCCCCTACACGAACCGCGGCGTATACGTGTGGCCATTCTTCATGCAGCTGAAGCCGAAGCTGTGCAATTTCGATGACACCGTTATCAAAGAAGTTTATAGGAAGGTCAAAGACAATCCCGAGTTCCGCGAAATGACATCTCCATCGCCGCCAGCGCTTCCGGCGCCGCCGCAGTCCCAGCCGCAATTACAAAAACAACAATCGAACCACGTGACTCCTCCTCCTGCGGCGGGTAACATCATGTGGTTGAGGAAAACAGAAAATCCCGACGTGTATGATGTCTATACAAACCAGACGCAAACATCAAAAGCTGGCATCGCGCACGTTCCGTCACTGTCACTCAGCAAGAAGCTGCGCAACACATTCAAGGATCTCACGGTTACTATGAGTATTCCATTTACATGTAGCTACAACACTACCTTTGAGAAATATCAACCTATCGAAGTAGCTGTCGAACATATGTGAATGCCCGTTGTATGTCGGCGTCTATCTTATGCATGTCGACATTCTCTGAATGCATGTAACGGAAGTAATAGTAGTGTATTTGTTTTGTTTCATCCGCGTCGTGAATGAACTGCACGCGGTTGTTGATACGATACGTCGTTCGTTTGAACGTGTCGATGTGCGTCATGTCGAGCGTCGACGGGAAACGGTGCGACGGCAACACTTCCTCGAGATATGAAAGGGCACACAAGCTAGCCCTTGGCGATACCAAGCTCTCTTGCGCAAGACGGCGCACGACGCGTTGATTGTCGCTGTCCAAGTCGTATATATAGACCATATCGCGATAATGATACTCTTTTACATACTGTGTCGTAGATGTACCGAACTTCATTGGATGTATAATTTTCTTCCACATGACGGACACGACACCATCTGATCCATCCGTCGCACCTGGGTAGAGATAGAATTCAAACACATTGGCATTGATGGAACCTTGAGATCCGATGATACGTGTGACATCCATTCTGTTGTAGCTTGTTGTATTTGTCGCACGTGTCCTACTTCACTTTTTAACATGAAAAGTGCTTAAGTCAAAAAATGATACGACATAGAGGGTTACCTCATCGCCAACTAGACGTCATGGAGCAACGCATGCAAACACGGAAGATTTTCGAGGATATCGGCGTGTCCTCGGTTGAGGCGCATGACTTGGAAGTGGGAATTTATAATTATGCGATTGACTATGCTGTAGAACACAACATCATATGTTCATGGCAGTACGAGCTCTTTCGCGATGTCTATGTGTCGAAAGCACGGAGTTTATACGCCAATTTGAAGGAATCGAGCTACGTCGGCAACAATGATCTTCGCGTTCGTTTAAAAGATGGCGTGTTCAAGCCTCACGAGATTGCGAATATGACGCCCGATGTCCTCTTTCCTGACAAGTGGAGGTCGATCATCGAGCAGGAGCTGGCGCGCAACAAGATCGCATACGAGATCACTGAGGTTTCTATGACTGACAAGGTGATTTGTGGCAAGTGCAAGAAAAATAAGATTTCATACTATGAAAAACAGATCCGTTCGGCGGACGAGCCTATGACCGCGTTCTTCAGATGTATTTCTTGCGGGCACAGGTGGAAACATTAATCTGTTCCGAACGGCGATAGGTCGCCATGTTTATACTTACGCGTTTTCAGATGTGCAATAATCTGTCTTTTGGTCGGGTAGTAGACCGATGGATGTTTACAATTTACATTTTGTAAATTCCGCAAAAGTATGCCGCAATGATCCTCGCGATCCTCGCGCTGGATGTCTTCGGATGTTTCATAGTGATTATAGAGGATCCTGCACCCGTTGTTTATAAGTTGATTGATAACTTCGTTCATGTCTTGGATGACCCAGCCGTCATCCCTGTAAACGGCAAGTGTTTGTCCCTTGACACTTTGGATGCGTATGTTATTGTTCTCGGGGACCCGTTCGTCAAAATGAATGGCGTCGACCAGGTTGCTGACTCCCGTCTTGATCTCTTTTATACATCTGTTCAGCAAAACGGGTGTCAAATGTTCTAGCGTTTCTTTGCCAAAGGCATTGATGCGGTCTTTGGACACGTTGATGTTGATTGTGATTTGATTTTTACTGTTGTCAACAATATTGTTGATATTATTGATCGTGATGTTTTGAGCGGGCGCAGAGGCGGCAGATAGCTCCTCGGCGGTTGCCTGGCATCGGGGTTTATGCCGATTGAAGTTAAAAGTCGATGAAAATACTTTATTGCATGTTTGACAGCGAATGCAAGATCCTTGGCAAGTCGCCTCATGCTGTTGCAAAAAGGACAGGCGCGTATATTCTTTGAAGCATTTTGAACAATGAAACGTTTCTTGGGTTTCAACGCAAGCAGTTGTATTCATATGACGGGTACATGAATACTTACTTGCAAAAGTCTTGGAACATCGCGGACATATTGTAGCTACCATGTTGCCTATTTATAAAGTACATAAAGTTCTTTATATCGATTTCACATTTTTTGCACGTAACATTTATTTATTCCAAAGTTTTGTCACGCCGTATGATACAAACAATGGAACATCGGAGCGAGGTGATCCAACATTTCAAAAATATCAAGTTAATCAACATATGTGAGACTATTTGCGTCTGTAAATATTTGCACATCGTTTTTTAAACTTTATAATATTGTATTACTGTGTATGGTAAGAAAGTATGAAAGTTGGAGCGAGGTTCTAATAAATTAGTACAACCACAGAATATTTAGTTTTGCACACCACACACAGTGTCACAAATGTTGCACACAAAAAATATGCAAATTGTAATATATGTTACCACATATGGTAAGAGCCTCGAAAATCGGAGCGAGTTTCTATAAATAAAAATGTAAAATTGTGATTTGTTATACGTTTGTTACTGTAACCAGTGTCAAATATGTTTACACAACAAAATATTATATTATGTCATAAATCCTTACCATAACAGTGTGCATTATAAATATTCGGAGCGAGGTTTGTGTG